GACACTGACCGACCGCGCCGCTGCGGTTACCGATAAGGAGATGGATCGTGTACTTGCTGCTATTCGTATTGTTGAGTCTAACAATAATCCTGATGCTGTGGGCGACTCGGGGAATGCTATCGGCGTTTATCAGATTTGGACTTCTTATTGGAAAGATGCTACTGAACGCAGTGGTATTGGTGGTGTGTATCTGGATTGCTATAAGCCTGCTTACGCTGATCGTATCGTCCGTGCATACATGGCTAGATACGCAACCGACCGGCGTCTTGGGCGCCCTGTGACGATGGAAGACATCGCCCGCATTCACAATGGTGGGCCAAACGGATACAAGAAAAAAGCAACTCTCAAGTATTGGGAGAAAGTCAAGAAGGAATTGAACCGATGAAAAGTTTTCTATACGTTTTTCTAATCACATTCGTGGTCGCATTGATCGCGTTTCCCCTCTCTGCTCTGTCATTCTGGTTGGTATCATTCCTCTTGGATACGCTTGGATACTGGGGAACAGTGGGACTCTCAACGATCATGTGTTGTCTTCGTGTCATCCTTGACAAAAGCATCTGGAAGGAATTCTCTTGAATATCGAAAACCAACTTGGAACAACTTGCTACATCAGTGATGCTCTAACAGGCATCGAAGTATCTGCTCTACTTGCACACAAGGTTGCAACATCAGACAAACTCACAGTGGATAGCATCAACACAACGATTGACATTCTTAGCAATGAAGATGCACAGACAGTGAACAGTTTCGTTGACATTGCATCGGCAACAGGCATGGTCAGTGAGGAAGAAGAGGAGATTCTCATACACAATCTTCAAGTGATTGATGACAGTCTACAGACGATGGAAGAACGTCTCAGAAATTTTTGATAAAGGGTGTTGACACATTCTTATCACAGGGTACAATTACTATTCACAAATGGAGAAACCCATGAATCACAACAGTATCAAATTCCACAGGCTTGGTCACGCAGGAACTCCAGCAAACCCATGCTTAGACTTCGTTCGGGATGAAGAGGGTAACCCCTCCGTTGCGTTCTCTGGATTCGATTCCAAAGAACAATGTGATGCTTTTGATATCACGGATCTTGATCGAGTGATTGAGATGCTCAATGAAGCAAGGGCAATGCTAGACTATGAAAACAAGAAGTCGAATACGCCCGCATTCGATTTCAATACACCGGAGAATTGCTGATGACAGAAGGAATGGAAATCATCTACGACTACGCACCAGAGGACTTTGAACCACATGGAGAGTCTGTAGTAGTCAAGAGAGATGATGATGTCGAGAAGACAGAAGCAGGTATTATCTTTCCGAACAACAAGGTCCGGTGGACCGGAACCATCCACGCAATGGGTGATGGTAAGCGTTGCAAGGAACTACAGGAAAATGGTCTGATGGACGTTGGTGATCGTGTCGTCGTCTGGCCTGAAAAGTATTACACGGTTGCAGATGATCCAAAGTACATGCTCATGAACGTGAACAAAGTCTTGGGTCGTATTCAAAAGGCCTCTTCTTGAGGTCGAACATAAGGAGGAGCATTATGGCTTCTAAGAACTGCCCTGTTATGGGCGAATGTGAAAAGGACATCGTGTCCAGTACTCTTGGCAAGATTGGTGTGTGTCGTTCGATGCTCATCACCCTCGCACTTCTGCCCTTTTCTTGGGACGGTGTTGTTTGGGTTGCCTCTTCACTCAAGTCCGTTTGGGACGCAGCGACTTCCGCAGTCGGTTCCTGAGTGTTGAAAAAACTTTGAGAAAGTCTCTTGACAGTGTTGACATCGGTGGTACAATAACCGTGTAACAAAAACAGGAGAGAACTCAAATGTGAGACACACCCTACTATGAATTATGTAAGAAGTAAAATTATTATTATTGAGTAGGGTGAGACCCTGACCTGTGCGAAAGCACGAACAGTGGTCATCTCTAACCGTCCCTCTAGGGGGAAACCTCTAGACGGACTTTCAAAAAACGCAAAGACTTAGGCGACGGAAAGTCAAAGCGTATTTCAACTTTTAGAACTCGTCGCAAATTTTGGAGTATTCATTATGACCCGTACCAACACCACTAAGCGTCGAATCATGGACTACCTTGCAACTGGTAAGACTCTTACCGCTGCTGAAGCACAGTCCCGATTCGGTTGCGCCAACTTCCGCGCCACCATCAGCGACATCAAGTCGCAGGTTGAGCGGTACAACAACTGGGCAATTGTTTCCCAGACCACCAAGACCACCGGCAAGAACCGTTACGCCATGGTCTCCCTGAACGGTTGAGGGACCGTTCATGGACTCCCCCGCGTGGGGGAACACATGATCAGAGTCATGGCTGATCATGAAAATTAGGTGTGGGTGGGGGCAACCCCATTCACGCTTTTCAAACTGAAAGAATCAAAACAATGAAAACTACTAAAACAAACTACATCATCGAGTACCATTCAGATATGTTCACCGAGTCTCGTAGAGAGCGGGTGAAGAATAAGAAAACGGGAAAGATGGAAATAAAGAACATCAAACCCAATCCAGAAACCACCAAGGGTTTCAAGGTTGTTGAGGTTATCAATCCCAACCGAAGCAGTCACATGCCCGGCACTTGGTTGACTAAGAAGCAAGTCTTGACACAAACTCAATTCTCAGATGTCGTAGTCAAGACTCCCCGAGAACGGAGATACTGATGAGTGATAAACACGCAGCAGGAAAAGGTAGTCGTTACCGACCTGTGGACCAAGATAAGTATCGAGAAAACTACGAAGCAATTTTCGGAAAGCCAAAGAAGGAAACCAAGAATGACAGATCCAAAGATTCTAAGACTGACAACCGGCGAAGAGATTCTAAGCAAGACGGAAGAGACTGACGCAGGATGGTCCCTAGTGGATCCTGTGATCCTAGTCCCCACCGGCGGTAAGGGTCTCGCCCTCGCTCCGTGGCTTCCATATCGTGCTGAGAACAGTGAACTCGTTATCAATGAGAAGAACATCGTGTTTATCACGACTCCTCATCCTGATCTCATCAAGGAATACGTTGCTGCTACCAGCAAGATCATTACTCCACCGAAATCCGATATCGTTGGAATCGTTGGACCCGGTATGATTACCGAATGACACATGCGCCTGTAACTCAATTGGATAGAGTAACGGCCTTCTAAGCCGTAGGTTACAGGTTCGAGTCCTGTCAGGCGTGCTGCCGGATCGGTAACTCAATTGGTAGAGTAGCGGGCTTTTACCCCGAAGGTTGGGAGTTCAAGTCTCCCCCGATCCATTGGAGATAAACATGGATTATGATTTGACTGGTGAAGCGATTGCGTCGAAGACGTACTCCAATCTAAACAAACACACAACCGAACCATACTGGAGAGGATCAGTCTTCGAAGACTTTGCTATGATCCGGTCTCCACGATCCCGTGGTGCTGCTGGTGAGAAACTCGTCAGCGATATCTTTGAGTCACACGGACACGCTGTGAAGCGATCACGGACATCTCAGTATGACAGACTCATTGCTGGTCATAAGATCGAGATCAAGGTTAGTACAACATGGGATTCCACTCCCAATAACTTCCGATGGTCTCAGATCCGAAACCAACCATACGAGCGAATCGTATTCTGTGGGATCAATGCCAATGAATTGAAACTGTCATGGGCAGAGAAGTCTGATCTAGAGAAGTATGTGTTCAACGATGCACATAGACAACACGCAGGTCAAAGAGGGGGTCTTGACATCTACTGGATCGCTGGTAGAATTGAAGACTTCCACTGGATGAGATCAATAGGAGAATTTTGATGGGTACACTAAACGAACATGATGCAGACAAGGGACGTTGTTTCGTGACTTCACGATTCATCGCACCAAACGAATCCGCCCGATTCACATCTGAGTTTGACGCATGGATTTCTACACAGGGTCAGCGTATGATTGAGAACTGGGTAGGTGAAGGTATGAAGACTCCCAACAAAGAATGGGAGATGATCTACCGCGAGTGGTATGCCACAGATGAGTCTGCCGCAGGACGAGAAGAACACAGGGACTTTCTTACAGAAGATCGGAACTGAAAAGACAAATGACTTTCAAGGAATCTTTACAACGTAGTTTGGTAAAGGCAATTGGGTTCCGTATTATTGGATTCATCATGTGCTTCCTTATCATAAAGATAGGAAGTGAGAATGACATCCTCCTCGCAATAGAAATAAATGTATCTGCATTCATTCTGTATTTCGTATACGAACGTATCTGGAACAGTATCAAGTTAGGAAAAGTACAAGATGGCAAAACGAGTGATTGACCAATTTGACATGGAAGCAGAACGCGAAGGAAACGCGATCAAAGGACATACCGTTATTCGTCGCGGGTGGGGCAAAGGCATCACAAAGCAGCGAAACATGCACAAGCGTGGAAATGAAATCCTCACGACACGGGTCGTGAACAAACTCAAAGTTTTCAAGTAAGGAAACAAACAATGGACATGAAGACCTACATCTATCTGCTCACTGGCATCCTCACCTATTGGGGAATGTGTGCGCCGGACTCTCCGAAGGAATTTGATCTGAACAGAGACGGGTGTGTTGACTGCATGGATCTCATGCAACTGATCTGGAATTTCATGTGATCACATGATTGATTGTCTTGAACTATGTGATACGGCGTTTCCTATTGCCAAAGAAATCAATAGGAGTCAAAAGCATGTGTCGTTTATTCTAGACAGAAAGGGTAAGATAGTTTCGATTGGGACGAACACACGAAAGACACATCCAAAAGCCATGGAACATGGTTATCGCTTCTGTGAATTGCACAGCGAATTGGATTGTTACCTTCGTCTTCCTCAGTCTCGTCGCTCTGATAAACTTACTCTAGTAAATTTTAGATTCAATCGGTTTGGGGACATGAGAATGTCACGACCGTGTACTAAGTGTATGCCTTGGTGTAGGGTAGTTTTTGAACGAATCATATACACCACTGATTATGGATTCGAAGAAGTAAAGGATATAAAATGAACGTGAAGCAAATTATCGCAAACACCTGCTATGGACTTGGGTTCGCATCCATCGCACTTTCCGCATACGCATACTCGGCAAGCGGAGTTGATAACGCGACCTATCTCGGTCTCTGGGTTCCGTCCTTCATTCTGGTCGGACTGCTCTTCGAAAAGTGGAGTATCGAAGACTAAAAAAAATTGTATAAAGTGGGTTGACAGAAGTTCGATCCAACATACAATACTTATGTCATCGAAGAAGGAATGGATGACTGAAACCACACGGGGGTTCGAATCCCCCCGACTCCACTGAAAGGAACGGATATGGAAAGCAGAGTAGAAAACAAGGGTCGCAAAACAAAGCGTGAAGCGGCACACTACTGGCCTACTAAGGTCCGTTACAAGGGAGAGTCCCATTGGATTCTCCTCACCGATACCGAAGTCGTTCGTGCAGCGAAACGTGCGAAGGCGAATCCAGAGGATCGCCCGGGACTTTGGGGACGCATCCGATTGGTGTTTGGATTCTAACAGGGGGTCGAATGGTTTCGATGGGTCAGTTTGAAAAACTGGAGATGACCGGGAAGGCAACCTACTCGAATCAATGGTTGCAAAACTCAAACGCCAATGAAATGCGTATCGCTGCTTGACGCAGCACGGGCGACCTCAGCCTAGGGGAACAAAGAGGTACTCCTCACCTTGGACGAAAGTTCAAGATGAGGGTTTCAAAACTGAATAGATGAAACATGTGTTGGGACTAATTACCCCGGCACAGGACGGTGACTGAATATTGTTCGTCATGTGATAAAAGGTACTGTCTTCCCTGTAGTGGGGTGCCAATGCTCAAATGAGTGAGGTAGCGTATAACTAACGCAAGGTAGGTGCGAGTAGGATCAAATTCACTAGCGTGAATCCGAAAGTTGGTGGTAAATTGTGAGTCCACCCCGTCCACGATCTTCAAAGAAGGGCCCTGAGTTTGAGATTTTCTCCTCGGGGCCCTCTTTTCAATTATACATAAGGGTGTACTAGGGCGAACGAACTTCGTTCATGTGCAGGGACGGACCACGGGAATTTCGCTACCTTAGAACCGTCAACAAGAGGCGCCCTCACTTGGTGGGGGCGCTTCATTATAGATACTGATAGAGGAGAAACCTATGAGCATAAAAAGGTTCCAGACCCACATCAGTGATAATCAAATTCTAAATGAAGGCGCGAGAAGTCGCGGTGAAGAGATGGAAGAGTTTATTGTTGCCGCTCTAAATGGTGATGATGAACCTATCTCCAAATTCGGCATTGAGACTGGGGCAGGCGAGAGAGTCGTTGAGCAAATGCCTTTCAAACCAAACAGTGGACAAGCCACCGTTCTCGGTGCTGAAACTATTGAGGTTACACAGAAGTGGGCTAGTTTCTGGGATCCAGACAACGTACCGGGATCCACCAAGACCCCCAAGACAGACCTCATAGCGAAGTCAGACAAGATCTCCCTGAAGACCGGAGCGGACGCTCAGTTGATGTCAGGAGGACGTAACGAGAGCGTGGCGACCTTCTACGCTGCTGTAGATCTAAGTGGTACGAAACTGGATGCTTTCGGGAAGAAGATCGCGGAAGCAATCGGAGATCTCGCGCCTTCGAGTATCGCTGCTGGACCGACTAGACAAGAGATCAAGAAAGGCACTGATGCCCTCCTTGTTGCTGCCGATCAGGCCCACAAAGTCTTGACAAAAGAACTAACCAAGATGTTTGAGGGTAATCCAGAGTTCGCATACTTCTTCATTCGTGAAGCAATGACGGGCGAGACTAAGTTTGGTGGCAATGACGGAACATGCACCCACTTCCTAACCTGCGACTTCGATGGAGAGAACGTCCACTACATTCCTGTCACAGACGAGGCATACGTCAGGAAGATTGCAAACAGAGCGAAGGTTTCTGTTCGCATGAAGTCAGTCAGTGAAAAGAAAAAGGTTGGTGGTAAGAAGACTAAGACTGGACGGTATCGCTACTGGTCCGCAGTTGGCATCCTTGCAGACAAACTCACAGAAGAGGCAGAGACACTTGAACGTGATGGTGTGTTACTTACGGAAAATGTGGTCAAGAGACTACTCAGTAAGTTCATGAACTTCTTGAAGAAGTTGGTTTCGAAAATCGTCGAACACATCAAGAAGGGTGCGAAGTACGCACTTGAATTCATGGGACTCCAACCAGAAGTTGAGTTCGTCAACAACATCGATTTCAGACCATAAGGAGATACGGATGTTTCAATTCAATGAATATCTAGAGAAGATAGAACTCTATGAAAAGGTCATGGATGAGATCCAACGTATCGTCCACGATAAAGGCAAGATGACTCTTTACGGATACAAGACCGCTGGTGCTGCTATGAAAGCCGAGCGGAAGGACGAGAAACCTCTGGTGATCGTTAGTAAAATGAAGATGGGTGAAAAGATCATCGCAAATAAGAGTGGTAAGAAACTTACTATCCAACCACTTGCAAACAAAGATATGGTAAACGTCTACGACGATAGAGGAAGAATCATTCTCTACAACGTCTACGACTACGAGTATTGATAAGGATTTTGTGAATGCGAAACTTTATGAGACATGTAGAACTCACAGAAGAAACCGCACTTGTTGATATGGTGTATGGTGAGGTATCGGTATCTGACTCTGCAAAGATGCACAGACCAATCTCAAACTTCCCTGTATTTTCGGAGATCATCTCGGTAATTGATCCTCCTCCGGCAAATGACAGTGATGAAACATATGGAGAGATCATGGAGATGCTTGACATCATCGAACTGTCAAGTGAATCTGAAAAGAATGATTTCAGTTTCTTTGACAACAAAGTAATCGGACACTACTTCGATTACTGTCGTCAAAACAATCTGAGTTACTCTAAAGATTTAGTCTCATCACTGTATAGGCAAGTAACCACTCTTTGTCTGAATTTCAAATACAAGTTCAACCGACCGAGACCAGTTCAAGTAGCAAGATCTGTTGGACTACCGTTGAAAGCAGTATACAGTCGAACCGCTGACAGTCCAGCATATCCGAGTGGTCATGCCTGTCAGAGTAGATTCTTATCTCTTTTCTTCGCAACCCTCCACCCACAACACAGATCTAAGTTCATTGACCTTGGTGATAGATGTGCTAAGTCCAGAATAACTGGCGGTATTCACTATCCAAGTGATTCGGCCGCAGGGAAAAAACTTGCGGAGGTTTTATTCTCAAGGCTAGATATTAGCGACCAACTCTAAGGAAACCCAACATGCCCAGAAGTAACAGACCCAACGCAACCGACATCCGATCTATTCAGATCGACAACCCAAAGACCGTAGGCAACAGTGCGGGGACTAACGCATTCGTCCAAGAACTCGCCGCAGTAACTCTTGAAAGTGGACTTCGCGTCAAAAACGATGATGGGTCTAGTGCTTTGCTGATTGGTATCACAGGCGCTGCTGTTGCTATCGGAGCAGACACCACTGCTTACAAGTTGAATGCAGGGGAAGAAATCTTTCTAGAAGTTCGTAATACCGACTTGGTATTCATCAAAGGTAACTCCGTAGCATTCAGTTTCATGGGTAATTGATGTCAAGTAGTAACAGGAAAAACTCGGTTGACATTCGCGGGTATGAAGCACACCACCCCAAGTCGGTTGGTAACAGAGTATCGGGGACAACCATGTCCGCCTTATCTGCGACCTCTCTCACTCTTGATAGTGGAGTTTTAGTACACAACGCTGCTGGTCAAGCGATCCTTGTTACTCATACCAGCACGAGTGGTCTAGCAGATGGTGACAGTCAATTCACCAGCAACAATTTCAATAAGTGTTTCAAACTGAAAGACGGAGAGCAAGTTTTCATGGAGTGCGATAACCTGCAAGATGTTCTCGTCGGACAAACTACAGTCATTGGTTCCGGTTCAATTTCATTCGAGGCACACTGAGGAATAATCATGGCAGATTTTGGAAAAGTTGGCGGTGGTAAAGGTGGTAAGGGTTCCCGAGGGAGTCGCACGCGGAACTTCAAGAGTCCTATCGCAAAAATTTCAGGTCGCAAGAAGTCCGGCCAGCCCGATTACGAATGTAAATTCGAAGTGGATATTTTTCATGTCTCGGGTGGTCGTGGTGGTGGAGTCACATATGGAGATGCACTGCTAGGCACTTTCACTGATGGCAGAAGGAACAGGGGTCTTCTCCGGGCGGCCACCGGAGCGACCGCAGTCATGGATGTTCCTCAAACGAATCCCTTCCAATCCGGCAACACCGCCACTTATGTGTTTAGATTAGATGCTGGTGAATTGTTTGGTAACTCGGGTGGGGCGTTGGGTAACGCATATCCTGATGCCAGATTTGAGATTAGCGTGGATGGGCCATCTGGAGATGGTTTTCACTGGGAGGGGTATGAGAGTAACAACTCCAGTTGGGGAAATACCAACCAAGCCTTTATCAACTTGGATTTGCGAGGCCCAACCGCCGCCGGGATCTCTTGGAATGACCAAATGAGAACTGATGGAGTGACTTGCCACTTGAAAGTGTGGTTCAATGGTGACGATAATCCATTCAACATAACACCAAGGATTACCCCATGAGAATCAAAAAGTTTACAAACTATATCACAGAGGCAAAGAACCTTCACATGGAACACCTCGAAGACTCACTCTTCAATGAGGGTGGTGCTGGTGTTGCCGAAGCGATCCGATTTCTAGAGAGTGTCGCTGACATGCTAAGTGGTAACGCAGGAAGTGAATTTGGTGTGACTGTCAAGTGGGATGGTGCGCCCGCGATCTTTGCCGGTGTTCACCCAGACACAGGAAAGTTCTTTGTGTCCTCGAAGTCTTTGTTCAACAAGAATGCAAAAGTAAACTACACTGCTGCTGATGTTGACGCCAACCATCAAGGTGGACTCGCAGATAAACTAAAAGCGGCACTAACCTATCTGCCCAAGATTGGAATCAAGGGAATCCTTCAGGGCGATCTCATGTACACAGATGATGTCTCAACCAAGAAGATCGATGGTGAGTCACACTACACATTCCAACCAAACACGATCATGTACGCTGTCCCGGTTGATTCTGATCTAGGCAACAAGATCAAGGCATCAAAGATGGGTGTCGTATGGCACACCAAGTACACTGGTGACTCAATCGAAAGTCTCTCTGCTTCCTTCGATCCTGATGTATCGAAGTTGAAAGCGAACAAGGATGTTTGGTTTACTGACGCGAACTTCCGCGATGAGTCGGGTGCTGCAACCATGACGAATACAGAAACTACTGATATGAATAGACACATCAAGGCTGCGAAGTCTCTGCTTACCAAAAAGGTTGGTAAGGTTGCGGATGATATCGTTGCAAACTCTAGACTACAACTAGAGATCAAAACGTACATCAATGCCAATGTACGGAACGGAACCCTGCAAGGTTCTGCCTCAGGATTTATATCATACATCGACACCAAACTACAGAAGGATGTTGATAAAGTAAAATCCAGTGCTGCAAAGGAGAGGAAGGAAGTAGTAAGAAAAACACTTATCGAGATGTTGTCTCGAAACACTAAAGAGATTGACTCTCTCTTCCGACTCCATGCCGCACTTACTGCTGCGAAGTTGATCATCATTCGTAAATTAGAATCCGTAAAGAGTATCGGTACTTTCGTGAGAACCGATGATGGATTCAAAGTTACTGCACCCGAGGGGTTTGTTGCAGTAGACCACACCAAGAATCAGGCACTAAAACTTGTAGATCGTCTTGAGTTTTCCAGACAGAACTTCAATGCCGCGAAAAACTGGGTTTCTGGGTAAACTACATAAAAAGTCAAGGAGACTAACCATGTCCGTTCAAAGAGGCCCCCGAGGCAGAATCATCGTCAGACCAGACAAAGGAGACCAAGATGAGAAGATCAGAAGTGAGGAAGTTCGACAACTCGAAACTACCGAAGAGCGTGTTGTCGAGACCCCGAAAAGCAAAAAGAAGACTACTCGACGAAGTAGTGGAACCAAAGCCAGTCGCAAAGGCCCCAAAGGCCCCAGCAAAGGCTAAGAAGATTTCGACAAAGAAAAAAGGATAACCTATGGAATTTCTAACAACTACCTACGGTCTAATTGCACACACAGTTATTGTATTCGTAGCAGGCGCACTTGTCGGTCAACCTCTTTGGGGTTGGGTTCGTAAGTTCTTCCCTTGGAACAAGGGCTGATAATTGTCAAAGACCTTCAAACAACTTGTCGCAGAAGCAAAGGCACAACATGCCGTTCTTACGTTTGGTCGCTTCCAGCCTCCAACCGTAGGTCATGAGAAGTTGGTTGGAGTTCTTGCAGACACGGCAAAAAGAAAGGGAGGGACTCCTTTCCTTTTCCCGAGTCGTACGAATGACAAGAAGAAAAATCCACTTACACCAAAAGCAAAGGTCAAGTTCCTCAAGAGCGTATTCCCACAAGTCACAGTTGTTGACGATGCGGGATCGAGAACAATCTTCGAAGCACTTGACTACTTGGTAAAAAAGGGATTCAAGACAGCAACCATCGTTGTAGGTGGTGATCGGATCGGTGAGTTTGAAAAGACTGTTGTTCCTTACACTGACAAGATTGGTATGGATAATATCGACTTTGTTGGTGCGGGTGCAAGAGATCCAGATGCTACCGGAGTCGAGGGAATGTCTGCATCTAAATTGAGGGCCGCTGCCCTTGATGGTGACTTTGATACTTTCCGTTCGGGGATGCCCAAGAGAGCATCCTCTAAGGATTCGAAAATGCTTTATGACGAGATTAGAAAAGTCATGGGCGCGAATGAAGAATATGATGAAGACTCTCTGTACGGAACAGATGGTCTTCGAAAAAAGTATCAGCGGGACACGCCCGGTCAGTGATACATAATAGAAATGGAGTAATACTATGAGTGGATTTCAATCAAACGATTTGGACAAGATCAAGAACGTAGCAAACACTGTTCAGCAAATCATGCAAGGTAGCATGGAGCAGAAACGAGAACTGCCTTCTACATTCACGGATCGAGTCCCACAGGCTCACGCAGATATTCAAGATGTGCGTACACTTGAAGATCGTAACAGAATTTTGAGTGATCATGTCAGAGCAGCATCATCTGGCATGGACGAGATTATTCCAACAGATTTTGCAATCGAATTCGAGAACCAAGTTCTCAACTACACGCCAGAACCACAGGAAGGCCAAGAAGGATGAAAAAGTACAAGGACTTCAAAAAGCAACTTGATGAGACTTACGCTTCTGCGGGTCAAGTCGGAGACTACACCGGACTCAATCTGTCTGGTGCAGACGATGGTAGCACCCTCGTCTATGATATCGAGGATCCAGAGGTTCTTCGTAAACTCAATGTCGCAGTTCAAGGTGAAGTTGAAAACGAATCAAACTACCCACTAAAGAGTCTCGCTCGACTACGAGAGAAACTACAAGTGGCAGGTCTTTCGTTTGATATGCCAGCAAAGATGAACCCAGGCGTTCTAGAACTCCCACTCAGCCAATACGGAAACGAGTTGGGTGCTGAGTATGGTGAGATGATGAGCGATGGTGACTCTCCTGCCACCAGAGAAACAAAGGCACATGTTCTTCGTGTCGAAGTTGTCGAGGGCGAAGACGGTCTTACAGATCTCTTTGTAAAGATCGCCGCCGTCGAAGACTGAGTAAATGTTTATTATGAGAGAAGTGATGAATGAAATTCGAACATCTAGACGATCAGAACATAGCACTCTTCGCTGCTAAATTCTACGAAAATCCAGAAGTGTCCTCCATCGATGAATTTCATGAGGATCTCAATCGAACGAAATATGTGAAAAGACTGTTCCGTAAGTATAAGCAGTCTGGCATCTTGCGTGAGAGATTGATTCTCAACCACCTCATCATCATGTGTAATGTATTTGGAATTTGCCCTGCGAACAGAATCCTCTTCTACAGAATCGAGGAAGAGTTCCACAGTCTACTGAAAACATTCTTAGTTTCTCTAGACTCTCTGACTAACGATGAAATACCAGAGGCAGACCTAATCTCAATTCCCCTAGATACTACAGTGATCACTGTTCTAAGGAGAATTTGATGGGACTCATAGACGTATTCGTTGCATACCAACTGGTCAAATTCTTGACGCTGGACTACACAGAGTTCGATGCGTACAAGGAGGGTGTCATTGACGAGAAGGGTAATATCCTCGTCAAGAACAAAGCCAATAGAACACCCAAACAGAAAAAGTCCTTCACCAAACTTCACGTTGTTGCGTTCAATCTCCGAAAGATTCTAGAGAAGGTTCCTGTCGTGAAGTCGAAGTTGGGTAGATTTGCCAGTGCCTTGTTTCTACTCAAAGAGGAATATGAGAAGTCTGAGGGTCGGGCCCTAGACATCGAAAGATTTCTATCAGACATTGACTACGAGGTTGAGTTGTCTGAATCGGAACAGGTTGATAAGTTGGACATGGGTTTTTATATCGTCGATGACTATCCAGAAATCGGAGAAACCGCAGTTCGACTAGATACTGTCGTAGAATCGACTGATGAACTATTAGGCATCCCCTTGTTCACTGTTGATGATGTAGAAGGCAACAAACTGCTGGTATCCGCAGATGACTTGAGAAAGGTATCCCATGAACTTTGAAGAGTTTCGTCGAAAGATTGTCTTGTTCTTTGAAGGTAAAGACAATGAACTAGAGGAAGACACACCAACGATGTCTGTGTCTGGTGGAGGTATTGCAGGGGTTTCGGATAACAACCCACCCGCACCTCTCAGGAAACCTCGACGTTTGTCTCCTGAAGAACTAGAGAAGATGTTGGGTAAAGGCGTAAAGTCTTTTACGGTCAGTAAAGAAGAGTATGAAAAATTCTCAGACCGAGCAAAACGAAAGAACGAACGATGGAATAAGTTCTTTGAAGAAGGCTCCGAGTCGGGTGGTGCTATCAAGAAATACTCTATGAGAAACCCAGGCAAGCCTGTCATCATTCAGAACGAAGACGGCGAAGCAATGATTCTTCGACGACCTATGGGCGATAAAAGACTTCACCACCATGTTCGGGCAAAGAAGATGGCAGAGAAGCGATATGGACCGTGGTCTAGATATATGAGAGAGAAGAAAGTATCAAAGGAGTTCAAGAAGAAATCTTGACTCGTTGAAAACGTGAGGTATAATATTGACTATGTTCACACACGCTCCACCACCAGATCTTCCAGATCTAAAATGTATCACAGAAAACGGATCTCGTAAATACGTTACTCCAACCGGAGAGCGTTATCCTTCTGTGACTACTGTGACTGGATGGTCGAAGCGGCAGTTCTTCGCTGAGTGGAGAAAGAATAACCCAGAGGAGTCTAAGCAGATTCTCGAAAAGGGTAACAAGTTTCACAGTATCGTTGAAGACTACTTGAACAACAAAGGCGAACCAGATGCAAATGCACATCAAGATGCTCGTGAGTTGTTTTATCAGGCACAACCAAATCTAGATCGCATTGATAACATTCGCGTTCAAGAAATTGCCCTCTGGAGTCACACTATGGGACTCGCGGGTAGGGTGGACTGTATCGCCGAGTTTGATGGTAAACTCTCTGTCATCGACTTCAAGAGTTCGAAGAGAAAGAAGAGAGAAAGTGACATCGAGAACTACTTCCAACAAGCAACCGCATACGCGATC